CTTGTAAGCCTTCTTGCGTTTATCTGTAGGCATAGCCTTCTTAGAAAGCTTTGTCTTAACATCCGCAAAGAAGTTCTTCTTGCCTATGTAGGACATACGTCTACCATCTAGAATAACATCCATTTGGTAGACAAACCCTACAGCACCCTCAGGAATCATATCCTCGGTGAATTCTTTATGCTGATATATCCAACTCATTTCTTTAATGCCTCTTTTAATAAAGGGTGTAAGAACTTTCTTACTGTTTCTATTCCGTGTTCTTTTACAGAGTCGGATAAATCTTTTTCTAGAGTAAGATGTATAGCAGGAATATTATAGGCATCTTTATATTTCTTCATAGCCTTGATACCTGCCTCATCATTATCAAATAGAGTACATATTGCTTTATACTTTATTTTATAAATGTCCATAACCTCTCTACGGATAATTGTGTTCTCACTATCCGGAGCGACAACTTCTATGTTATATCCAAACTTAGTAAGACACATAGCATCCTTAAGAGAACTACAGATTACAAGATTAGGTTGGTCAAACTTTAGCTGATCAGTACCTTGGATATAGTTCTTCACCTTAAGAAACTTATGTTCCCTTACTTTAGGTTGATATATTTTGTAAACTGATCCGTCATCTCTTAGATAGCCGTAAATATAATTACCTCTAATTGTTAATGTATCTATAGTATTTTCATTAACCTTTTCCATATCATAACTAGCGATAGGAATAACATTATACTTAGCAAGAGTATTAGAATCTATACTATACTTTGTCCAGAAAGCAGCATCTAGATTTGTCCAATCTCTTTTTTGGTAGGATGTTACTTTATAGCTAGCCTGTTTCTTAAAGGAATTAAGAGAATACTCCCCGCCATTCTTTAATAAGAATTCATTATAGTCCTGAATTACTTTTTGAATAGCCTCGAAGTATTCTATATTATTTAACTCTGATACAAGTCTTAGAAAGTTACCACCTTTACCAGTAGAGAAATCATTGAATAGGTATTTACCATCTTTACAATAGATTACAAAACTAGGAGTCCTCTCTGCAGGATTAAACAAAGATTTAATCTTTACGGTTTGACCAGTTAGTTTCTCATCTAATCTACAATAAAATTCAAAAGCCCATACTGATGGGACTTCTGATACATCTGATATAAGAAATCTTGTACTAATCATAACAACAAAATTAGTGGGGGAAACTGAATGTCTCCCCCTTAATTTTATAATTCAAAATCTCCAGCTACATTACTTGTAGTAGGAGTACCCTCACCAAAAGACTGAACGGTTTCGCTCTTACTCTTCTTGATATGGATATCATTATTAAATTTAACAACCTTACTAGCCTGCTCCTCCACATTAGCGTTCTCATAAGCTAGTCCATCTTTAGACCACTTCGGTAAATATAAATCAAAGTTTGTATAGTTATCCTTATTAGTATACTCTCTACCTGCTATACACATTCTAAGATGTTTACCCGCATATGGCTTATCGATCTCAAGCTGATTAACAAAGTCTTCAATCGTAGCATGCTTATTATCTTGCTCATTAACCCAGTTGCCGATATGTAAAGCCTTAAACAAATTGCTAATAGCTTTAACAATTTCTACATCTCTGCGAATAATGATACCAGACTTAGTCTCCCCATCGGAATAAGGATACTCGCTGAATCTAATTCTACCTACTTGACCTTTGTAACGACCTTTAGTTGGATCGTCTTTGTCAATATAGAAACCTTCAAACTCTTCTCCCATATCTGGACCTTCTACATTTAGTAGTAAGTTAAAAGCACCTTTCTTGTAAGGAACCTCAGATAAAGTGATACTGTTAATTTTTACAACCTGTACACCAGGCGATAATGTTTTTGGGATAGAGCTACCACTACCCGTGTCGATGTTTTTTGTACTAATCATTTTTTTAAATTTAATCTATGAATACTTTGTCCCAGTTTACTACTACTGTTTCATCTACTAATTCAGATACTTCTATCTCTTTATTACGTAAATGTTCAGGTCTAGCGCCGCAGGCTATCTCATCTGTAGTTTTAAAACTTAAAATATTTTTATTACCTTTTCTGAAAAGATAACCGATAGCATCCGAGTTAGATGTGGCTATAAGTTTTAACTTACCTGTTAGAGCTAAGTCTAAAGATGTAAAGTTAGAACCATTTTTTTCTAATAAGGTATCCTTAACGTGACCTACAAGGATAGTTCTTGGTGCCCAGGTTTTGATATAATCAATAACTTTTACGAAGGCTTCCCTTAACCAGGGATAACCGGCACCATTTGGTAGGTTAAGAAGACTACCGTGTTTGGCTTTCCCTTCGGTCGGCCAGTTCTTACCCATCGGAGAACGGGTATAGAGTTCTTCAGCATAAGGAATACACATCTCTTCTAATGCAGTGATGGTATCTACAGCAATATATTTATACGGGTTACCCGCTTCTTTAATTGCTGCACCTATCTGCTTTATTTCAGCTAAGCTCGTAGCTTTAACTTTCATAGCATCAACATAGTCACTACCGTTTTCTAAATCTAGAATTAAGCAATCATCTAATTGAGAAAGTAAAGTTGTCTTACCAGCTTTAGGCTTACTAAAAATAATCAGGTTCTTCGGACTCTTATGAGCAGCCGGAACCTTTCCTGTAGGTAATTTGATTTCCATTTTATTTAATTAAATCATTTAACCATTTCTTTTTGCTAACTGGTTTATTCCAGATTATAGCAGCTAAATCTCTAACGGTAAGCTGATCAAATGGAGCATCTTGATCTACATCCATAATCTCATCAAAGCCGTCGAAACTTAATTTAGTTTGAACTTCTTCAACAGGTATATCAACACGAGTAAGTTCAGATACAGGAACAAGATATCGTTCGCTAATGTTATCATCACTTTGAATACATTCATACTCCTCTACATAATACGGATTGAACTTCCATTTGTATAAAGTACGTTGTGGATCCTCGCATTCCATCTCCTTGCTGACAAACTCCAAATACAAATCTTGCTTAAGTTTAAGTTGACTAGGGAATAATGCGATATGTTTACCGTCTTTTCCAATAGGTTTGTAAGCAAGGGTTGGTACGTACATCGCATCAGCAATACCTAACTTTTCAAAAGTTTCTTCATGGTATTCCCGAAGCTCTTTAGTACGAGCCCTTCTGTCTAGTTTTTCTGTTTTAATAGCCATCATCTTGTATTTAATCGTTTCTCTTGTCTTGGAGGAGCCGGTATTTCTAATAGGCTCATCTTCTCAAATTCGCATTTAAAGAAACTCATTCTGGTATCCCCATTCCTACATTTCAGGAAGTGCATAACCATAATGTTTTCATTATCAATGATATACCTGTCAGGACCGTAATAGCGAATCTTAAAATATCCCGGTCTGTTTATACCTACAAGTATATCGGCATGCTGTAATAATGCATCAGCTCCCATCAAATCAGAAGTAAGGATGTAGTTCCCAGCTCTACCATCTTCATTTCTTTCGGGGCTGTCTATGTTCCTATTAAGCTGGCTAAGAATAATAAAAGATATAGGATACTTTCTTTTAACCTCTGTTAGCATCTCACTTAGGTTATAAAGCATCTCATGTTTGTCTTTCTCATACGTAGCTTGCTTAACAAGATAGGAGTGATCAAGAGTAACTATTGTATTAGTATATGTCTTAACATCATCTATAACAGAAGCGTGTTCTTCCATATACATTTCAATAATAGTCTTGATTTCAGATACCGTTCTCGGTTTTTCCACAACGTCGATTGGATATCTTACTCTCTCTTTAGCATAATCATAGCATGCTTGTAAATCTGTGTCTGCTATAGGAGCATCAGCACTACACAAATATTTATACGATTTACCGACGACGCTAGAGAATTCTCTTAGCGCGGTAACACGTGCCATCATTTCAAACTGAAATTCTAAAACTCTAAAGCTTTGCCCTTTATTCAGGACGAAAGCTTGGTTAATAATATTATCCTTAACTAGAGTCTTACCGGCACCAGATCTACCTGCAATAACAGTTAGAGTGTTCCATTCAATACCGTCAGTTCCCGCATCATTAAATTTTGCCCAAGGAGTTTTGATACTTTTTATAGCACCATCCTTCCTACCTTTCATATAATGAAGGGCTTGGACAAAACCATCCTTCTGCCCTTTCCAAGGCTTTGCGATTTCTGACATGTACGTGGTAATTAAGTCCTACTGGGTCCAAGGACTTTTCGGACGATAAAATTATACAATTTATACGATCCTACAAATAAAAATTCAAGAATTAATGAACAAATATAGGACATATTAACAATGAAAGTATCAATAATTAACCAGCAGATAACTGATAGCGCTATTGATACTAACAACATTTCTAAATACATTAACTTTCTCTCAGTTGTCATACTACTTTCTCTTGTAT